ATGCAGCGCCTGCACTTCCCTTCGGACATCTTCATAACACCTGGTGCACGCTCATCGAAGGCCTTACGTCTGAAAGCGAACTGTGGTCTTTTTCTGCAATTTGGGAATGTGGCTGGGGATCAAGAGAATTGCGCGAGGGCTATGTGGTTGTTCGTGACGGTGTCCCGGGAGCGTTCCTGATGACAGTCTGGACACAGCTTGAGAAATAGGCATGGGCACCAAATGGCACGACTTGGGGACAACTAGTGATTCAATCGCGTTTGCTCAGTAACAGGCGGCAGTCCCAAAGCACTTAAGTCATGATCTGGCAGAAAGATATGCTTTTTATGAGAAAGCGGACTTGATCACCTTATCTGCGATGCCAATCGATGTAACACTCATGAGCAAGCGTTTTACCTTTGTTCAGACTGGAGCATGTTATGAGATCTCGACGCCTGGTTCTCCAAGGATTATCCGCAACGGCCCTTGTGCCGTTTAGTGCCAAGTCGCAAACTTTCCCCTCCAAACCGATTCGCTTTGTGATGCCCTATGCGCCTGGGGGAAGTTCTGAAATCCTTGCGCGTCCGATCGCTCAGGAGCTGACTCGTAATCTCGGTCAATCTGTGTTCGTGGATTTTAAACCTGGCGGAGGTACAACGATCGGCGCAGATTTTGTAGCAAAGTCTGCCCCCGATGGGCACACCATTGTCATGATGCTGTCGGCGCATGCCATTAATGCAACGCTCATGCCAAAGCTACCCTACGACACCGTTAAAGACTTTGCGCCGATCACGATTGCAGCAACGCTACCGTTGGTCGTGGTTGTTCCTGCACAGTCACCCATCAAGACGTTCCAGGATCTGATTTCGACAGCGCGAACTCAGCCCGGCAAACTCACCTTTGCATCGGCAGGGCCGGGAAACACGAGTCACTTGTCCGTCGAGTATCTGAAGTCACGACTGGGTCTCGATATGATCCACGTCCCCTACAAGGGCAGTGGCCCAGCGATCATTGGTTTACTGGGCGGCGAGGTCAACTTTATGTTTGACTCACTCTCTTCATCGCTTCCGCAGATTAAGGCTGGAAAGTTTCGAGCCCTAGCGATGGCTTCGGCACGTCGTTCGCGGATCCTTCCCGAGGTGCCTACCGTGATCGAGTCAGGCGTTGCTGACTTTGATGTCTCGGTTTGGTACTCGATCTTAGCGGCTGCTAGTACCCCCGCTCCGATTATTCAACGGCTGCACGGCGAATTCATTCGCGTGCTACGAACGCCTGAAGTCAAGGAGAAGATTGAAGGTTATGGATACGATATCGTAGGCAGTAGCCCCTCTGAGGCAGATGCTTTCATCCGATCTGAAATCGTTCGATGGGCAAAAGTGGTTCGTGATTCAGGTGCAACGGTCAACTAGCGAAAGCTCTCAATTAACGATTTTCCTGCCCAAGGTGGTTTGCAATGGATTTCGCTATTCGTCTAAATAAGACTGAAGCAAACGGTATTGATTTTTCATTCCTCGAATGTGGCGAAGGTCCGTTAGCGATGTGCATTCATGGCTTTCCGGATTCTGCGCACACTTGGCGCCATCTGCTGCCGGTACTTGCACGCTCGGGGTTTCGAGCAGTGGCACCCTTTACTCGCGGCTATGCGCCTAGCTCGATTGCTTCAGACGATTGCTATCAACGAGGCGCACTTGCCGCTGACGTCAATGCCTTACATCAAGTGCTGGGTGGTGACCAAGATGCTGTACTAATAGGTCATGACTGGGGCGCCTCTACAGCTTTCGTTGCGGGAGCTAATGCCCCCGAGCGATGGAAGCGGATCGTTGCTATGTCAGTGCCACCCAGCTTGACGATACGGGATGCCTTTCAAAGAAATCTGAAGCAGATTAAGCGAAGTTGGTACATGTTCTATTTCCAGTCTGTTCTAGCTGAGTCTGCAATCCCAGCCAATGACTACGCGCTTATCAGGATGTTATGGAAGGATTGGTCCCCAGGATTTGAGTCCGAAGCGGACCTTCAAAACTTCATTCGATGTGTCGCTAGTTCTGAAAACTTAAAAGCTGCGTTGGGATACTACCGGGCGGCATGGGGAAGTGGCCCTCGAATGGATAGCTACAGCGCCCTTGAAACAAAGGCTCTCGAACCCCTATCTCAGCCCGTTCTTTATTTGCATGGTCGTGATGATGGATGTATCGGTGCAGAGCTCGCAGAATCTGCGAAGAATCAATGCCCTTGGCTAACTGTTGAAATTCTTGAAGGCGTTGGGCACTTCATGCAGCTTGAAAACCCTTCACTCGTGAATCAGCGGATCGTTGAATGGTTGTTGTAAACAAATCGGTTCTACCTAGACGATTGCTATTCCTTTAACATTGACGAGGACAAGCGGTTGCGGCCTCTGACTAACCGCGAATCAAGCTAGGCCCCTACGACTTTAGATCTCGCCCTTATCGAACAGGCACTTAAAGGGCACACGGCAATACTGAGAGGATAGAAATCCAGGACTATTGTCTTCGAAACGAGCTCGCTGCTGATCCAAGTCGAAGCACAAGCTCCTTCGACTTGTCAGGGAAACGTCGCAGAAATTAAACCAATTCGATGAAGTATTAACCTCCAGGTGGGGTTTCGTGATGCGGTATGACACCGACTAACGCAATCAATGCGTCTGGACCATGATGCAGATCAGAACGGGATAGCAATCCGTCAGCATTTTTGTCTAAACCACTGAGGGCAGTCACCCACTCCGTCTTATCGATGAACGTGTCTTTGTTGGTATCGACTTTAGACACCAGGTTGTCCATCATCTTGCCAATGAGCTCAAATCGACCTTTTGGGTCAATGACCGAAAGCATCTCTTGGGCGTTGACCTTTTGATCAGTGTTTTGATCAAAGCGACCCATCAGTTTGTCGGCTACCTGGGCAAGGGTCGGAGCAGCAGGTGCTGCTGATCCTTCAGGTTTGTCACCAGGTGGTTTGGCCGGGGCTGGGTCGACATGATCAGCTGATTTGAGTTCTCTTGCCGCTTCAAGAAATTTGCTGGTGATCGGTCTTGGCATGAACGCTTCCTTATCAAAGGCAGGTTGAGGGTCTGAGGCTACGGGGGCACTGCTTTATTTGCGACTTGTAGCTATTGGATCCTTAAGGGTAAAAGGTTCCCTGGATCGCTTTTGCGCAGACTTCCTCCGTGTTTCAACTCTACGGCCGGCCTGGCATCTGGCGCTGGAATTTCACCTGCCTTGTTGAGACGCATCGAGCGCGGCGATCCTAGCTGCTCCATTGGTGTGGTGTTTGAGGTCGCCACCATTGGTGGCTCGTCCCTATTTGATCAGAGGCAACGCCAGTTGCCCTTCCTGGGTTTGCCGCGTACCGTTGGGCAGGAGGGTCTAGGTCAACGCGACAGAACTTTTAGCACTCAGGTTCAAGATAATGTCCCGGTACAGCCCAGAGTTGTTCCTCTTACACGTTAGCAACGCCTTGATCCCGATATTTCGAATGGTGCTCGGGCCATCAACGGTGAAAGATAACCCCTCGTTGACTTGAAGTCATATTGCAGTAACTGGCTGCAGTATCTGTAGAGCTTTCTGCAGAACGCTCCTTGAAATGATCCATGCACTGCCTGGTTCGGCATCCAAGCCACCCCAAGCAGGATCACTTTCACCTTCAAGGAGAAGACATTGCAACCCGAAGAACCCATCCGTCATCTCAGCCAGCGGGAACTCGCTGAGCGCTGGGATTTGTGCGAGAACACCCTCGAGCGCTGGCGCTGTCAGGGGATTGGTCCCGTTTTTTTAAGACTCCCTGGCTGTGTGCGCTATCGCATCGAGGACGTTGAAGCGTTTGAAACAAAGAGCCTGCGCAAGAGTACCTCAGAGCGTTACGTGGTGCGAGGTGCAGCATGAATGCCCTGCCCAATGATGAGCAGTTGATGCAAACGCCCGTTGGGGAACTGGCGCAAAGCTCTTCGGCTGAGCTCTTTCACCTGCGAGGCAGCGTAGCAGCGCGTATCGCTAAGGACAAGGCCATTCAATCACACATTGACGCTGCCATTGACTTTCGCCTTGGCGATCGGGTTAACCGACTCCGCCTTGAGCTTGGCCGGGAGAGTGGCGTTATACATCTTGATGATGGTGATGTGCGGGTGACATCTGAACTTAAAAAAGAAGTTCAGTGGGACCAGGCAAAGCTTGCCGAGATTGCAAAACGCATCGCCCAAAGCGGCGAAGACGTCCGCCAGTACATCGATATCAGCTACTCGGTCGCAGAGAGCCGATTCAAGGCATGGCCAGAAACGCTGCGCGCTTCATTTCTTGAAGCTAGAACGGTCAAAACCGGCAGGGCGAGTTATCGCCTCGCTCTCATGAAGGAGTAGGGCGATGAGACTACCCATTATCACGGCCGATGAGCGGCTGCGCGAAAAAAAGGGCGTCAAGCTCGTGCTGCTTGGCAAAAGTGGGATTGGCAAAACAACCCAACTCAAAACGCTCGCAGAGGCAACGACACTTTTTGTCGATTTGGAGGCAGGCGATCTTGCTGTGAAGGACTGGCGTGGCGATTGCGTGCGGCCCTCCACCTGGCCCGAATTTCGTGACCTCGTGGTGTTTCTCTCTGGACCGAATATAGCGCTGCCTGCCGATGCGCCTTACTCCCAAGCGCACTATGAACATGTGTGTGAGCGCTATGGCGATCCCGCACAGCTTGCGCGGTATGACACCTACTTTGTTGACAGCATCACGGTGCTCTCAAGGCTTGCACTGATGTGGGCCAAGACCCAACCGCAGGCGGTTTCGGAGCGCACGGGAAAGCCCGACACCCGAGGTGCCTACGGTTTGCTTGGCACCGAGATGCTTGGAGCGCTCTCACAGTTGCAGCACGCACGCGGCAAACACGTGGTGTTTGTTGCCATTTTGGATGAGCGCATGGATGACTTTAACCGCAAGGTTTTTGTGCCTCAGATTGAAGGGGCAAAGACCGCCGCGGAACTGCCAGGCATCGTCGATGAGGTGGTCACGCTTGCTGAGATCAAGACCGAGGAGGGGGGCTCTTATCGCGCCTTCGTCACCCAGACGATGAACCCTTATGGGTTTCCTGCCAAGGACCGATCGGGGCAGCTCGATCTGCTCGAACCACCGGATTTGCGAGCACTCATTGCCAAGTGCGCAGCCGCGACCAACGCGCCCAAAGGCGCAATCACACAGCAACCCATCAACGAGCAGGAGTAGTGCGATGTCTACATGGAATGACTTTAACGACGCCGATCAGCAACCCTCTTTTGAACTCATCCCCAAGGGGACGATTGCCCCGGTGCGCATGAGTATCAAGCCAGGCGGTTTTGATGACCCGGCACAGGGCTGGGTCGGGGGCTATGCCACACAGAATTTTGACTCAGGTTCGGTTTATCTGTCTTGCGAATTTGTGATCCTCGAGGGCCCCTTTGTGAAGCGCAAGATGTGGTCAAACATTGGTCTCTACAGCGCAAAGGGCCCGAACTGGGCCAATATGGGGCGCACCTTTATACGGGCTGCACTCAATAGCGCGCGCAATATTCGGCCCACCGATAACTCCCCGCAGGCAGCTGCCGCGAGACGGATCGCAGGCTTTCACGAGCTCGATGGGCTCACATTTATCGCTCGCGTTGATATCGATTCGGATGATCGCAGTGGCTATAAAAACGTGATCAAGCTTGCTATCGAACCCGACCATCCGGATTACCCAAAGTTGCGCGGGATGCTCACAGGGGCAGGGGGCGCAGTGATGTTGCCTCAAAGCATAGCCACCCAGATTCCCCCGCCCGCACCATCGGTACCCAGTGCAAGCCAGGGATCGTTTTCCGGCTCCTCACCGCGGGCTGCAGGCGTGGGTAAACCGGCCTGGGCACAGTAGGGAAAGGGGGCGTGAAATGTTGGGTCTGCTTAAGACAGGCGCGTGGCTTTGGCCACGCCGACGAGCGCTTCGGGGTGAAAGCCCACGAGCGCTTTCCCACGGACTGGGTGTTTTGCTCACGCCGCTGCCAGAACGCGTTTCATACGCTTTATGGCAATTGGGTGCGCGTCCAACGTGGACTGCCGCCTGGCTCGGAGGTGGTGATGATTGATCCGAGTGCGATTGAACAAAACGCCATGCACCGTTGTCTTAGGTTTTTTGGTGAGGCAGCCGCTGAGATTGGGTTTGAGAAACCCCTTGGGCAGTACTCGGAAGCCGAGGCCCTTGCGGTCATCAAAGCGATTGTTTCCGGGTACACCGAGGCCATGGTCGAACACCATGAGGCAAGCAAGTTCCCGCCACAGCGCGCAGCTTCGTCTGGCGATCCTGCAAACACAGGAACACTATTTAAGCGTTCTGACGGGCAGGACAGTGGACTTACCGCTGATCCGATGGCCGTATCGCTTGCTGATATCGAAGACGACCTACCTTGGGAAACCGATAAGCCCGCCTCCAAAAACAAGTCTCAGGGGGTGCGATGAAAAAGGGTCCCGAAAATCCCCATGCTCGAGCCATTGAGCGGCGAAATCACCATCCATTAGCTGTGCGCTTGTGGTCTCGCGTCGATATGGACGCAGGCCCACAAGGTTGCTGGCTCTGGCAGGGGTCGGTCAATGCGAGGGGTTATGGGCAGATTCGCAGAGAACCCGAGGGGCACGCTGCACGCGGCGTCAAGGTAAGTGTGCATCGGGCTGCGTGGGAGCTCACCCATGGCCCGATCACCAAGGGGCTGCATGTGTGTCATCGCTGCGATAACCCGGGTTGCGTGAATCCATCGCACCTATGGCTTGGCACGCATGCGGAAAACCTTTGCGACATGAAACGAAAAGGGCGTGCGGCTCGAGGCGATCGAAGTGGTACGGCAAGGCTTGACAGTCAACAGGTACAAATTCTGAAGCGGTTGATGTTTCTTGGGCAGTGCAGTCCGGCAGAGCTTGCTCGTCTGCTCGGGATGAGTACCACGGCGATTTATGCCATCAAACACCAAAAATCATGGAGTCATATCGATGCTTGACTACAACCACAAGCGCAGCTTTAGCGAGGAGGTCTGCGCGCTGATCGATCAGGCCCTGGATGCAGAGCGCGCAGGGCAGACACCGCGCAGCTACCTGGGCGCTTCAAGACTTGGCGCGCCTTGTGAGCGGGCGCTTCAATACGAGTATGCCAGGGCGCCTGCCGATGAGGGCAGGGGTTTTTCAGGACGAACGCTTCGTGTGTTTGAGGTTGGTCATGTCTTTGAAGA